CTTTCGAGTTTTGCCCTTCACCTTAGTCTTGGTCCGAGAGAAGAATTCAGCCTTGGTCAGCGTGGTTACTTCGATTGCGTATCGAATGTCTTCCCAGCGAGAGGCACTCATATCAAAGAAGAAATAACGGGGATCCAGAACGATAAAATCTGGGCGCTTACGAGTGAAGTTCCAAACCGTTTTCAGGATTGAGCGCCCATAAATGGAAGTATGGGTCGCCATTCTCCACAGCGTACTGTGTGCCTTCGTGCGATAAAGAACATCGTTGATTAGAGACTCTCGGTACTTTGCAGCCAATCGAGACTCTTCATCGTCGCGCTTAGAAACGCAGGTCACTCGCGGATTCGGAGGAGTGACACTCGCAACCATCGTATCCGAGAAAGAATAGAGGTAGTTGTTTTCCAGGAGGAGTGGATCTTCTCCCGCCTGACTTACTCCCCAAAACTCAGAGCGATACCAAGCTCGCCATTTATCCCAAGTAGCGTTCTCAGTCTGTGCCCGAACAATATGGGCATCGATAACTGCTTTCAGGGTTTTGGGGTCAAGAGACATTATTCATTTTCCTTTGGGAACTCTCTCTCAAACTCTCTCCTCCTCTCCCATCTACCCTCTCCGGCCTTTCCCTCTTCGTCCGTCCTGTCCCGCAACTGATCAATCTGCTCTATCACCCTGCGGATTTCAGGGCGGAAAAGCGCGTACTGCTCCTGCTTTCCTATGTCCAGCCACCTTATGGATCTCCTCCCTCCTGACTCGTCCGTCAGGAGGTCTTGGTCTTCTGGAGACAGCGAGGACATGATATCTTCAAAGGCTTCGGTGTAACCGGGCACCCTGTGGTGGTAGTAATGGTCCTCAGGCATTCCCTCTGTCCCGCTCTCATGCTCCTCTCGGGCCTCTTCCACTGTCTGCCCGCCCTCCTCGGAGGCTGCTTGGGCAACTTCCATGTCACCCGTCACCTCCATGGGTCGGCGGTTTTCACGGTAGGGGTCCCTTCCCTCTCGCATTGCGCGACCTTTGGCTGCATCCCAGCTCTCCTCCTGGATAATCGAATTTCGGCCTCTAACTCTAGGGGGGAGTAGGGGTGTTGGCTGGTCTGCGAGGTATTCCTCAGCTCGTCGAGTAGCTTCCTCAGGATCATCGCCAAGTTCGGCAGCATACTCACGACCACGCTCACTGCTCCGTCGCCTTACTCTCTCCAGCTTTATGGCATCACGGGCCGCTCGGCGTCTTTCTTCTTCTTCTACAGTAGGCATTAGTCTTCGTCCTCTTCTCGTTTAACACTTGGGGAACGATCGCCTAGCGTACTCCATCTTGATCTCTCTTCTGGTGGGCGAGGCGATCGTGAGTGATCTTGTAAACCCAACTCAGAAGAATCAGGGGGATTCCTGGCTCTACTTTTGATTCTTGCCTTCTCTTCTTCGAGAGCAGCCTCTTCTCTTTCCTGACGGTAATGATGGCCCGCTCTGCCACTCCGATCTCCAAGCGGCATTCTTCCAGCACGTCGCCGGACTTCCCTTGCTCTAAGGATATCCGCAGTGGGGTGCCCGGGGCCGGGCCACTTAGGGTATATAGAGGGAATGCTTGTAGGCCCCAAACTCTCCTGCCGATTTCGAATCAATTGCGCCTCAAGCTCTTCTTTGCTTGGGCCTCTGGGCTCTCCTCTCGACTCACGCCTAAGCCTTCGCCTTTTCTCGCGAGACTCACGTCTAAGCCGTTGATCTTCGGAATTCTTTCTTCTAAACCGTGCCATGAAAATCCCTACGGAGTAGCGTGAAGATCCGCAGCCGCCAACATGAGTTCGATCTTTACATCATTTGTCGGTGCAGAACCCTTGTTCTTACTCGCACCCTGTGTTGAAGCAAAGGTAATACCTGTACCGAATTTCATGCCCTGTGGGCAGATGTAAGTCTGCTTTGTACTAGCAGGAGTATAGAAACAGAAATCGGGTTCAACATCCCAGGGGCCCGCTGCAAAAGTAACAGTAGTCGTTCGATCCCAGAAAACCGAGGTGATCGCATGGGTATTGACGGAATTGTCGATGATCACCATCAAGACAACACCACCGCCTGTATTCACATTGGCTTCTGGAGTAGCATCACTATCGGTATCCGTGATGACGGATGCTGCGGCAGTTGATTGAAAACTCAGTTTAGTAGTTGCCACGATTTATTTCCTCTTCTTTTTCTTGCTGGCATGGATGGCTTGGCCTTGTTTTACGGCTTTCGCTTTCGTCTTGTAGGTCTTGCCCTTACTGCCGTATTTATATCCGCTATTAGTTTTTCGAACGGGCATTAGTTGGTCACAATTCGAACAATGACATCACTTGTAGGCGAAGTTGTACCAGCGGTTCCAGCCGAATCTACACAGGCAAAACTAAATCCGGTCGAAAAATACAAACCTGCGGGAAAGACTACATCCAAAGTCTGATTATCATATGCTTTGATGATCAATTCAGGATGATCTGTGCCCAGTGTGGGATCAAGAGCGTTGAAACCCTTGAGCCATATCTTGGCGCCATTCGCGGCATTATTGAAGTGGATAGAGTAGATCGTTATGGCCCCAGGGCCAATATCCGCAATTACAGTATTTCCACAATCGGTATCGATTGTAATGTTGTAAGTCAGCGGATTAGTAATAGAAGTGGAAGTAATCGCCATTTTTCAAATCCAGTATTTCTTACGCGATCTGCGCTTTCGATGGAGTTCAGTTTTCTCGTCATAAGTATAAGGCCGAAAGATGATCACGTTTTCGCCTTCCTCATTCGTAACCATCTTTCGTCTCCGTGGAACGCACCTTGCGCCCACAATTGCCATTTGCAGAGCACTGACCTTATCCCAGTGATGACGATCTCGACGGCGCTTTGACGGCTGCCCCCGAGCAATCTCCGCATTCGCCCCTTCTTCAATTCGCTTATCATGTCGATAGGTCGTTAGCTGCTCAACCGTATCCCGGTCATTGATATCCAACTCATCCAAGAGAGCATCAACCATCCAGCCGAGAATCATATCGTTACTCTTCGCGGTAGAAGTGAAACCTGGACGACGAACCTTCTCAAAGTAGATATTGGGATAATCCCACTCGCGTAGCAATGCCAGAACTGATTGTCCGACACCGTTGGATTCTACAACAATCGACGCTCGATTATAACGAAGACCGATCTCCTGAAGCTTTCTGGTAAAGATCAACGGGTCTACATGATCTGCAAACGCAGCAACTTGGGTCCACTCCCCATCCCAGCATTTCAAAACCTGAAAAGCAGCGTGATCCCTAGCAGCATGGCCGGATGGATCAGCCCCAATCGTATAGGTTGCATCAGATTCAGGCGGTTCATACTCTGTATATGGGGCTTGCCAAGGCGTCATCTTCTTTTCAAGATGCCGTTCGAGGGCATGTGCTGGGATTGCAGCGTTCGAAGCTGAGATCCAGCAAGAAAGATCATCGAAGGGATAGAAAACCCCAAACAATTCGGGGCGACGACGCAATTCCGAATCTGTTGACAGCATGAAACGACGAAATGCCAGATTCTCTAATGCAAGACCTTCAGATCCGTATCGATTGAGAAAATCAACTTCTTCATTGTCTAAAGTCCAGTCAATCTCCCATGTTCTTCGATTCAATTTTCCATCCCAAAATGGATAGAATTTATAGGAATGACGACCCTCTTCTTTCTTGGCAGCAATACAGTGATCGTGCCAATCACTACGGGATTCCCAGGGAGTACACTCAAAAACCACTAGAGCGTGATCACGATTAGCTAGACTTGGGTTGATCAGGAACATTGACCCTGCAAAGTCAGCCCAAAATGCGCACTCAGAGGCATGGAAGCTGTCAGGTGACTGTCCAATTCCTACAGCTCCAGCCTCCGCTGACAAAATACGCATCTTCCCGCCCTCTAAGGGCCGAAATGTCAACTGGCGGCTCTCTCGGGTCCGCATAGTCCGCGTCCGCACGTCTGCGGGCCAGTTTCCATGGAGATGGTGGACGCGCTTATGGAGATACTCAGCACGGTCATTCGTATCTGCGATGCATACATGGTCCCACCCTGGATTGAAAGCGGCTTTGGGATAGCAACCATATTCGCAGGTCAGCGACTTACCCATCTGCCGAGCAGTCAGAATGGTAAGGAATCGAGTCTGCCCATCCCTAGTCCTGGGCGGATTACTCATGTGGGCCAGAATATCCGCCTGCATCGTATCGGTAATACGGTACGGATCATACGGAATGAATTGTCCCGTCTTCTGATCATGCACCTTTCCCAGCTTGGGAAGACACTGCTCTGGAGAGCGCAGAAAATCTAGAACCTGTTGAGCGTTCGACACCGCTATTCAGGCTCTTCGCTTGCTTCGATCATCTCTCTCGATGGCTGCCTTCCTCGATAATCTCGCGCTCCTTCTCTTGGCATTAGAGACTCTCGAATCTCCTCTGGAATTGGAAGTACCTCTCTTCGCATCATCTCTCTTGTCGGATCTGCTCCTGCCACTACTTGTTCTTCGCCCGCCTTACCATGTCGTTCTGCCTCAACAGCTTGCTGGGCCTCTGCCATTTCTGCTTCGCGTTCCAAAGCAGCAGCACGCTCCTCCGGTGTTTTCGGAATATTTGGTGATTCAGCTCCCGCTTCTGGAGCCTGAGGAGCTTGTGGGGGAGGTCTACTCGCCTCTCGCTTCTTCTTCGTAATCTGATCACGAATCTCGCTCAGGTCTTCAAAAAACTGCTGCATAAGAACAGGATCTTGCGAAGCAGACATAGCACGCATTAGTGCCGCTTCTGCTTCACGCAGTTGAACCAGATGCTGAGCAATCTCTAAGCCACTCGCAGCAGCGTCATTCCTCTCTTGCGTATAGCTAGGTGCTTGCTGACCGTTTTCTGCCATTAGATAACTTCCTTGATGTCGAAGATTTCCTCGACTTGCTGACGAGGAGTTTCTTCGGTTGATACCGTCCCACCGTTCATTTGAATTAGCTGGGTAACGAAATTCACACCACTACCTTCGCCAGAAATTCTTTGTGCTTGAACGCAAGTGTACATCAGTTCGGCCCCCTGACGGAGTTCTCTGGCAACAGCCGTTGGCATTTCCTTTTTGACAATAGCGGACATCGCCTCAGCGCATAAATCCGTTATGTCGGTCAACTCGCGTATCTTTCCACTTTGAAGCGTGGTAAAAACGCGAGCTAGAGCCGTGGATTCTTCAGTGGTAGTGATTTCGTCTTTATCCATGTCGTCAGTATAACGAATGGGATCCTTTTGTGTTTTGTCAATCAACACGTTTTCCCCCCTCGCCCCCCTTT